TATAAAAACCGACGAAGAAAAACAGCGGTTTATAGAGCTAGGAGAAGCATGGTGGTGGGAGTCCAACAGGCAAATTCCTATCAATATCTTCTTGGCTCGTGAAATCCTCGATTTCAGATACGTGATCAAGAATTTTTCAACCAAAGATGTCAAACTTGTGCATGGGCCCTGTACCAGTCTTAATGATATTATTGTCAAGAGAATCAAGCGTAAATCAATTACTCTAGTTAGAAAGATAGTTTAACTAAACCCATAGCTGATCTGCTCACAGATCAAATTCATCTGCACCACAATGGCCACAGCATACGCAGTGGCATGAGATTGTTTGAAGAAGTATTCTTCATTGTCAGGTTTCATCCAAACTTCTGTCATCACCGTAGTCCATTCTTTCCCAATCAGATAACGTTTCGCGGGTCGGATCATTGCCAGTACTGCGGCCAACTGCTCTATAGATTCTGGTTTCATTTGTCTCAGAATAGACCCATGCCCATTCACATGGAACAGGTTCTGGACGAAATCGTTGTCTTGTAATAGATCCCATAATGGCTCAGTCTCCATGAGTTGAATAAGGTGTGCCTCATCTCGAACACCTTTGTAGATACCCACATTTAAAAAATCAATCTTGAAATATTGATCCGCGTCACTGTGATCGTACGGTACACTGCACACAGCTTTCTCAGCATCCATCGGAACACTTTGTAAATATACACCTGTGTTATGTTTGGTCAGCGTTTCGTTGTCAACACGGCTGGCTGGTATATGTTTGAATAATTTTAATGCGGAATCTCTATCCACAAAATCTATATCTATGTCAGGCATCAGTTGGAGGGCTCCATGTAGCATAATCAATTTTCTTCCATTGACGTGGACCTGGAGTAGTATAGGCAGTGTATATTTCTCCAGTTTCTCTGTCAACTAATAACCATTTGGCTGGGCATTTGGTTCTGATACTGAGCTCTGATGCTGTATCCTGTTCTTCAACTACGCTGCCATCTAATAACTGTCTACTCATTATTGCATCCTTGTAGTTTCAAATAACAACAACGGTAATGTTTCTGCTAAAAATTGTGCATATTCTTCTGCAGATTCTTCGTCAGCGAAGTTTGAAAATTTAACATACACACAATGCTCATTATCTTCTTCTGTACTCATAACCTCTATATCAATGTCATCGCTAGAAATTAATTCTTGTTTGTTTTCTTCTGTCACAGTATTTTGGCCTCCTTGATGACATCTTTTACTAATTCGTGATCTGCTGGCAGAGATTTAAATCTACGCAACCAGAACTGAGGATCTATCACAGGGCCGATGATCTCTAGCTGTTCGTCATTCATACGAGTCAACATTTCTTTGCCTGCTCGGGTATTTAATATCATCCATGGTGACACTAACCCTTCTTTAATGTCATGCGTGGCCCGATTTAGATTTACGTAGGAAAAATAATGTTCCCATGCCGCAGAATTTGATTCACCCCAACTCATCATGGTCATGATACTGCGTTGTATAGCACCGTCGGCTGGCTCCACTTTGATCAATTCTGCAATGTAGTTTTGATATAATTCATCTCTACACCAATGATCCAGTTTAACTCCGCTCTTAACCACATAGTCCACAAATCGTTCAGGGTATATAGGTGCTGTATTAACCAAGAAACTACCGAATTTCACAAAGGCTGTATAGAAACTGGAAGTGGCAAATTCTTCAAAAGTTTTAGGCTGTTGAGCTTTCTGCGTAAGTTGATAAAATCTTTGAAAGGTCAATAATCCCATCAACACATGTTTTTCATTACGGCTGAGATGGCGACGTTTCTGTTCACAAATATGCACAACCAAAGTTTTTTCTTTGGCAAATAATTTACTACAATGTTCGCATTTAAAATTTAATTGCATTGACTTCTTTTTTGTCCCAGCCAAGGTTTTGACAATAGTCTTTGATTTCTCTATCTGTGGTAATAACTGCAAGTGTAGCAATGTCTGCCCTCTTCATCGTTGGAAATATCGTAGCAAGGAATTCTTCTTTCTTGTTCTTTTCTTTTTTCAGAGCGATCCACTCATGAAACTGTTTGGCCTTGCTTTCATGACTACATGCCACTAAAGTCAACCATTGTAGCTTGGGATGTTGACTGATGTTTGCCCAGTTTTTATTGTAGTATTGATTAACTGTGAGTAGATAGTGTTCTTGTATTTCTCTGTTAGAGCCCGATACACTACTGATATATCGATTGAGATTCCACAGATCGCCTTTGATTTCTTTGCGGCCTTCTTCTGTGGCAGCATCCCAAAGTTCGTTGATACCCTGATCTACACAAGGTATTATGTCTTTAAAAAGGTCTACGTGTTTATTTTTTGCCATGGTCTTTACTCAAGTGATATACAATTTTAACACGATCTAGGGCGTCTTGCAATACTGGATTTGTCCGACCTTCTCGAACTATTTCTTCCCAAAGTTGTAGTTCGTCTTGTAAGAATCGTTGATAGTCTCTGCCAATTTCGAATCGATCATTATGCGGTGCGCCAAACTCTCTAGCATAGGTTATACCGTCTGCTTTTTCATAGATATATGTTGCACCAGGTTTAAGGTTGCCCATCTTTGGCATATCCAACGGTATCACGTTCGATGTCATCGTGATCAAATTCTGCCCAATACAATTCAAAGGCCACACAATCAGTGACTGCTTCAAACTGGTGATATTCACCCGGAGCTACTTTAGTATATTGCCCGGGCTTGAGTAGTGTTTCGTCTACTAGGTCGTAATTATTTTTCCACACTCGAATAATCATTTCACCCGATTCAACAAAAAAGCCATTCCACTTATACTTGTGTTTGTGCTTTGAACATACGCCACCGGCATTGGCTTCAATTCGATGAAACTCTAAAACACCGTTGGCTTCTAACAATTCTGTTTGACCCCATACTTTACCAGCTTTCATAACAACTCCTTAATGTGTATATTTAATTAGATCAATTTGTGAAGTTGTAGTACTTCACTTTGTCTTGAAATTTCTTTGACAAAAAACACACAAGGTGGGTTTGTCTCTTCGCTGAGCGGCACAGTTAACAGCTGTCCGTTTTTCATTTTAGGAAAATACCATCGCACGTCTTGATATATGTTAACGATTTCTACAGGCATAAACTCTGCTCTAAATCCTTTAATTGGATTGAATACTAATGCATCAAACCCTCGTTCATTGATCGACGTTAGTGGAAGTACTTCTGGATCAAGACCACAGTCTTTGTCGCCTACTACCATGCACCAGTCTAATGGCATTTGTACTTGATACCCGCCTATATTTAAAACTATAGCAGGCGAATTAAATGACTCTAGGAATATCAAAGGCATAAAAAAGAAATCAGGTTCCTGTGGATTCGAGTTGTCCAACACAGAAAATCTAGTATCTTCGTCTACCTCGTCTGGTAATTCATTTAAATCAAATGCTTGATTGTTTAGTGTAAGTATTCTCATTGTTATTCCATATAATATGCTATTGTGTCACTTTTCCATTTTCTTACTGTGAATCCGAGATCTAGCAGTAGAAGAATTACTTGATCTGCTTCACCTCGTTTATTTTCAAAAAAGATTGTAGGCCTGTGCTTTTTAATATTTTTTAAAGCCCCTTGTATTACTTCTAATTCGTATTGTTCTGTGTCAATTTTTATAAAATCTATGAAGTCAAATTTGAAATCGTCTAGTCTTTTTATTTCAACTTCATAGGTTTCTGCTTTATCCCACCCCTCTGTCCTCACATCGGATAGCGAGCCGTGTTCTGGATTTTGAGTTAGGGCGTTCATTACTAACAATTTCGTTTCATTGGTATTGCCTAATGCACAATTGTGACATATTAGTTTCGAAAACTTAGACAACTCTTTAAAACTATTAGGGTTAGGTTCAAAACAATATATCGTTTCAAACGAATCAATGAATGGCGATGATGTAGTTCCTGTACTGGCGCCGATATCTATATATGTCCTGAAATTTTTTATATATGGCCAAGCCCAATCTTTTATTTTTCTTTCACTCATATGTTAACCTTGGTAATGGTAAAGGGATATTTGGCCTCTTTATAAAACTTTTTTCTTTCTGTAAGATGTCTCTTGCTATATTTGCAGGCGCTGGTTATGTCCCAGATTTCTACGTGATCTTTGTCTTCTGCTTTTCTAATGCCTCGCCCAATGCTTTGTATAACGCGGACAAAGCTCTTTCCGGGTTCCAAAAGAACCAGATTAAAAATGCGTGGAATATTAATACCCACAGCGGCCACACCATAAGTCGCCAAAATAATCTTGTCATCACTTGTTTTAATTTCATCGTATTCTTCCTTGCGGTCGTCTAGTTTCATTCCGCCACTGACAAATACTGCTTGAGGTATTAGTGCAATTAATTTATTGCCGGTGTCGATCCTATTGATCAATACCAGAGTGTTGCCGGTGGCGGATAACGCAGCAATCTTATTAGCAATCCATTGCAATCGAGTGTCGTCCGTGACAAGAAATGCGTATTCGTCCT